CAGAGAAGATTGGGAGTATGAAGAAATGCAGGAGCAGAAAGCGCTCGAAGAAGAAGAGCTGGAGTGGGAACGCGAGCGTGAGCGCCAGCAGAATATGGTCAAGGACTGCATCAAAGGGCAGATGTCGCTTTTCGATGAGGAGGACTACGAATGACCGCGGGCCACTTTGAGAAAATCAGTTTTAAGCAGTATTGCGAGGATATGCGCGAATACTGCCCCGACCCGCTTCAGCTAGAGGAAATCCAAGATATGCTCCGCACATGTTGGGAGGAAATTGAACTCCCGACAAGAGCCACATCTGGCTCAGCGGGATATGATTTCAAAGCTCCGTTTGACTTTGAAATCGAACCCGGCGACGACCTGAAAGTCCCGACCGGAATCAAGGCGTATATCGACGACGGGTGGTTCTTGGCAATCGTACCGAGAAGCGGACTGGGCTTCAAGTACAAACTGAGGCTCGCCAACACCGTCGGCATTATCGACAGCGATTACATCAAGTCCGACAATGAAGGGCACATCTTTATTAAGCTCTGTAACGAGGGAGGAAGGGTATTATCCGTTAGAGCGGGCGATGGCATTGCACAGGGCATCTTCCTTCCGTACGGATTGGATTCCGCGGATGCGGGCGAATCTCTTGCAACCAGAAATGGTGGATTTGGATCAACGGATTGAGTGCACAAAAACGGAGCGAATTTCCGGCTAAATGTGCACAAAACCTGGGCGAATCCTCGGCAGTTCTCTCTCCTTTCCTGCCGAGGAATATATTGGGGGCGGGCTATATGCCCGCCCCGTTATTTTTATATACGGAGGAATATTAGTGAATTCACCAGTAAACATACCAGTATGGGAAAAGTATATGCTGACAGTAAGGGAAGCGTCCGCATACTTCGGCATCGGAGAACATAAACTTCGCGAAATACTTGATTCAGACATGGCTCGCAGATATTCTGTGTGGAACGGAAAACGTCAGCTTGTCAAGCGCAAACAGTTTGAGGAGTTCATTGACAACTGCGACCGCCTAGATTGATATTTATATTAAGGTGTGGTAAACTTAAAAGGCTTACCATGTCCCTTTCTGAAAGGAACGACTATGTCAGAAAAGAGACGAGATAACAAGGGTCGCGTACTTAAAACGGGCGAGACCCAACGACCAGACGGTCGATATGAATTCAAATTCACGGATTTGGGAGGGAAACGACGGACAATATATAGTTGGAGACTCGTCGAAACAGACAAGATTCCGACAGGCAAACGAGATTCTATGGCGCTACGTGACGCAGAGGCAAAGATACTGCGCGACATACAAGACGGAGTCGATCAGTACATGGCAATGCGCATTACCCTTAACCAGTATTGGGAATCATATTTGAAAGAGCGGTGCGACATCAGGCCAACAACGCTCCGACAATATCGTGGATTATACGGCAAATATATCGAGAGCGAACTTGGCACCAGACCACTGGCAAAGATTCGGTTCGAGGACATCAAGAGTCTTTATCTACGATTATTGGGCGACGGGCGCAAACCGTCATCGGTGCGTGCGATACAGGCAATGCTCCACCCAGTATTCAAGCAAGCGGTTCGGAGTGGGTACATGCGTATCAACCCCACAGATGGTGTGGTTGCTGAGCTACGACGCACTCACAATTGGACACAAACCAAGCGACATGCTTTGACCGAACAGGAACAAGAGGCGCTCGTGGACTTCGTTGCGACTTCGGCTCAATTCTCACGCTACTTATCACTGGTCACAGTATTACTTGGCACAGGAATGAGAATCGGCGAGTGTACCGGATTGCGGTGGGAAGATGTAGATTTTGCAGGGAATACCATCAGCGTGAACCATGTGATTACGATCTATAAGTCGGACGGAGAAACAAAGCAAAGAGCGCACATCGGCCCGACCAAAACACAAGCGGGAACACGCAAGATACCGATGCTCGCAGAAGTACGGAGCGCATTACTAAACGAGCGGCTTTATCAAATGGAGCACGGCACGACGCCGGATGTCATCGATGGATATTCGGGGTTCATATTTCAAAACACAAAGCGACGCGTTATGATGCCGTATGTCGCGTACAACATTCTGCGCGATATCGTCAAGACCTATAATGCCTTGGCGGAGGCTAACGGCGATCCGCCATTGCCTCGGTTTTCCGCGCATAATCTGCGGCACACATTCTGCACCAGATTCTGCGAGAACGAGACCAACATCAAGGTGATACAGGAGATCATGGGTCACGCCAGCGCTCAGGTCACCATGGACATTTACAACGAGGCGACCAAGGAGAAAAAGGCCGAGGCTATGAAGAATCTCGAGGGCAAAATGAAAATTGGATAGTCTGAATGTTTTACGACAAAATCTACGACAAATAACCCGTCACGATTTGAAATGATAAGTAACGCCCTGACACGATTTGGCTAATTGGGCAATCTCAAGAAACCTTGAGGCCATAACGATTTGACGCGATATGGCACGATAAGTGACACTATAAATGTCACTATAGTGGCATGTTACACTGATTTAATGTAGGTAACGTAAAAATCCTTACACACCAACACTTTGCAGATCGATACACCCATAATTACGACACTTTTACGACAAATGAAGGGGCATGGTAAGCATTATACCAATCATCGGCCAAAACGCGTTTTTGTCCTATGACTAAAGAAGTTTGCACAAGTTGGACAAACAAGTTTGTTTATAAGAACACCGCAAAACGCGACGCTGTTATAAGCGAACTTAACCCTTTTAACTTTTTTAACTTTTGATTAACAATACCCGCTGAGTAAAATCGGCGGGTATTTTTTTTGCGTTTGCACTTTCGCGTAAAAAAAATATAGGCACCCTGCATTCACAGAGTGCCTATAATACAAAACTATACTAAATTGACATATAGATATCCATTAGCGGAATCGGCAATATAGATATTAGAACTAGCGTTGGCCTCGCTCGTATCATTATTCATCGCATACCCTGCCACTGTTGCGACTGCCCATTTTTTGGATACTTCCGAAGCATATACTGCATTTGTCACAAGTTCGCGAATGAAATTTATATCGCCAGTTTGCTGATCTATATATACATACTGCATATATACCGTAATTCCCGCCATTAAAGCATCATATACTTCCTGCCATGTCTTGTCATATTTATGCGTGCTCTCATCATATATAGCAATCATGGTGGCCTCGCCCTTTGACCATGCGGGGACTTGGTCAATCACGTCAAGAGAAACGGTATATGTGCCCGGGGTCATGGTTATGAACACTACACCGGCATTGTCCAAGTTTACAATTCCGAAATCTCCACCCGGATCGGCCCATCCAACGCTACCATTTGCTTCTATCATTTGTCCCGTGTACTCAACGTCATTAATGATCACCGCGACATCTTTACCAGCAACAAAGGCGTCAGTATCGGCATTTACTAGTGATACCGGAGCATCTACAAAAGTTACAGTCTGTTCGGGAACAGCAACGGAGGCCGACGGAGAACCCTGCACTTGAAGAATTTTGCCAATATCGGCGTCAGTTATAGCGGGCAGACTATTGTTACCGCCTCCGCCTCCGCCCTTCGACGAACCCTTCTTCTCCCACAGCTCACCCTCATAGCCATCGGAGTGTCTGCGGTAGATAGTTCCATCAGGGCATTCGGCTACATCGCCTATACCGCAATCGTATTCGGCCTCGATTGCGTCCAGATCGGATTCGTCGTCTATATAGAATGTGCGCTGTTGCATGTTGAATACGTTGTTTTTCTTTGCGAGTTTAACAGCCAATTTAATCGCCTCCTAACGCCCGAGGGCGATGTCTATTACTTTTTGAGAGTTCATGCGCTAATCTGAAACGGGATAGTCGTTCGGGGAGTCGGCATAATATGTTGCGTTACCATTGCTGACGGCGTAACTACCTTCGCTCCATTGAATATTTACAAGCAAATATAAGTCTCCCCAGTTTTCCGCATCTGACGATGACCCTATAAAGCATACCCTGTTAGACATTACAGCATCGTATATTTCCTGCCATGTTTTATCGAGTGTTCCCTCTACATCATGCACGACAAGCACGGAACTATCACTTCCACCACCGCCACCGCCGGATTTGCTAGAGCCTCTCTTCTCCCACAGGTCTCCATCGTACCCGTCAGAGTGACGGCAGTACGTAGTACCATCGGGCAGCTCCGCGAGGTCGCCGATACCGCAGTCGTACTCTGCCTCAATGATTTCTAAATCATCGGCGGAGTCGATATAGAACGTGCGGCGCTGCATGTTAAACTGGTTGTTCTTTTTCGCTAATTTGATACCCATGAGACATCACTCCTTCGGCGCAACGTTAACGACTTTCGACATTGCTACAAGCGCGTCTATCATGTCGCTAAGAGCATCTTCGTCAAAGGGGTATTTCAGATATTCGGCAGACGCCTTGCACATCTTCATAACCCACTCTTTTCTCTCTGCGCCGGTCGCAAATAATCCTTCGGCTTCTGAGATAAGAGTTACGAGCAGACCCATAAGTGCGCCCCAGTTTTTCTCTTTAATTGCCTTTTGTACCCACTTCACAAGTGAAGAAACGAGGGGAATCGCAAATGCCAGCCCCACAAGAAGGGATGCGATCAGTTCAATCATATCTTTATCCATTTCTTACCCCCTAAAAAACATCTTTTTTGTCTTCGTCAGACAGTGGCTCATCGTGGCGCGGCCTTAGCCGTTCGGCTGTATTCTCTACGCCGGACTTAATAAAATAGCCGCTCGCACCAGCGACAACCTCGACCATGATATATCGAGACAGCGTTTCCAGATTCGCGGTCATGCCGCGATATGCCAGATAGTACGAAGTGCCGCTCAAGATAGTACCAGTCCATACCATCCACAATACAAGCAGATGTGATACTGTGAGCTTCTTGTTCGTTGCAAGCCACTTCGTGATCCACCCGAATATCGCGGCGGAAGTTACCACGAATAGGATGAGCATTGCCTCAAGCCCTAAAAGTCGCAATATGGCATATACCGCAAGCGCTACGAACAGCACCGCCACGGCAGTCCATATAAGCTGTTTCATTATCTGTACTCGTCAGGGTCACGACCGACGGCTCTGATAGCGTCGTCATAGCACCCCGCCCTGTAGTTGATTACGAAGATACGCACCATGTCGTGAGACAGGTCGATGATATCGTTATTTCCGGTGGGGTCGGAACCGTCGCCGTTCAAGATTTTCGCATCCATGAGCATATTTATAATGTCACGGAAATGGCTGTTGGTCGGGATGTCGTTCTTTCTCTTGTATCTAACCACGTCGTCGTCATCTCCTTCATCTTCTTTTTCATCGGGGATAACGGACCACTTGGGGCGCCCGTATCCTCCGATAAACCACGAATTGAGAGGATACCACTTCCTATGGCAGCCGCCGCCATTCGGCTCCACGGTCGAACCCCCGGAAGTATTTCCCTCAATGGTATACACCCTGTTCTTGTCGACCTTTTCAACGATACCAGTGTGATATTCGTCGCCATAGGAATCGATGAAGAATATCTGGTCGCCAGGCTGGGGTGAATTGTACATCGCGCCGTTGTTCCTGTAATACCGTGCCGCATAATAGCATGATGCTCCGAGTGATTCAGAGGGAAGATAAAGCATCTTGTGCGTTGCCTCTGCGCCGAAACAGTACAGGAACATTGCGACTACGAATGTTGCGCACCAAGCATAGCCGTTCTTATTTCCATTAAAGAGGTCAGTTTTGGCTACGTCGCGTGCGAATTTCGTGTAATTGTTATAACCGGCATTTGCCGTCTTGTCATCAAGCTGGGAGTTGGTCGCCTTTTCCAGATAACCAATATTCTCCCGCGCCTTTTCTAAAACCCTTTCTACAGCGGTCATTATCTACCTCCGTATCACAAAAACGACCTCTCCTCCATACAGTGAAGGTAGGTCGTTTGTATGTTTTGCGCCGCGCTTGCGGTCACATTATTCTTAAATGCCTCGTGCGTATTGCAGTATTGGTCATACGCCGTCAGATCGAGCAGGATGCTGTCAAAGTGGTCTTTGGTGTGCTTGACACCATGGAGCAGTTCGTCGTTAAAACGCTGGATGCGAGCACGACAGGCGCGAGCCGCGTGCTCCTCATCATCTTCGATGTGCTTATCCAGTTTGGCGTCAAGTGCGGATATCTGTGACTTGAGGTCGTCAGAAATCGTGTTCAGTTGGTCTGATAAAGCCTTGTACTCTGTGCGCTCCTGTTCGAGTAGTTCTTCTTCGTGGTCTTCTTTTTTCGCCTTGCGATTGGCTTTGAATCGCCACTTTTCAAGGCACAAATTGATGAAGGCCGCCCCCGCAGCGCCTCCCACAATGCAAGGCACTACGGCGACGACTATTTCCTGAGCCGCTGTCATATCATCAGCCCCTATTTAGTTTGTTTCCTTTCATGCCTTGCGCCCGGTGATAATATCCAATACTTCCTCGGCGGTCAGTTCGGCTTCTTCTATAGATTCGTCAGTTTCCTCGTAGGTATACCGACATGGGATGATATCGACCGCATCATCATAGATGATGCCAGTCTCGATTTGTCTGAGTTTCTTCAGGCGGTCGGAATAGTGCCGTACGCAATGTTCACTGACTTGTTCTTCTATAACTGCCATTTATATTCCTCCATCTATCCTTTTAGATAGTGTGTATTACTATCAAATACGTTTGTAAGATTTGTTTGTTCTACCCATGTGCCGTTGACTCGTTTATATGCCTTAGTCGCCGCCACCCATGTGCCATTGTTTTTGAAATATAAAGTCGTTGTGGCCGTTCCAGTAGTAACAACTATCGTATGATTACCTTGTACGTTGGAGATGGTGTATGTATACACCTCGCCGTCCAGAGTATAGGTAACCGTCATAGTCACACCGTATACATACATCGTTCTCTGCGTACTTGATGCGCCGTTGTATGCCGTCAAGTAGAATCTAGCATTTGCAAGTTCGCTTGCCGTCCAAGTTCCCGGACTCAATGTAAAAGTCGTTTTAGCCAAGTCTTGTGCACTAGAAACCACTGTCGTGGATGTGCCTTTTGTACTGGTTCCACTATACATTTGACAAGATGATGTAAAACTAGAAGATGAGTTGTTTCGGCTAAACTGTAATGTTGCCTGACAACTTACGCTGATATCCGTGGCGGTGCTTGGCACATTCGGATTCTGCAAGTCAAGATACAGATTGCCAGTAGTTCTGCCCGCCAATGTCAGTGTCGCGGAAGTGGTGCTCGTTGCGTCGGTATACGCATTGCTTATGTTTGTTACATTAAAGCCAGAACTTGTATTGGCGTACGGCACACACGTTTTCGTACCGCCGGTATCTCTGACTAACTGTGACGTAACGTCGACATTGTTGTCCGTCACTGTCGGATTGGTTACATTGATTGACAGCGAATAGCTGTCACCCTGATATACCGATGTCGTACCGTCGGGGTCTATCGTCCCGCTATTCGTGGACGCGGTGATATTGTAGGCCGTCGGAAGGGTGTACGTAACTTCGATTTCCGCGCCGTAGACATAGACATACGGATATTGCGACGATGATGTTGATGTATTTCTAAGCGGAATTTCAATCGAGAATCCCGCACCAAAACCAGACAACTGGCTCCACGTCATGCTTCCCGTGGGGATTGTAATATTGTCTACAGTCGTACCTATATCCGTTGAGGTAGTCGTGCCGCTTATTACGGAGTTGTTAGATGCGGAACTCGCAAGCCTTAACCTGTAGGACGAGCCTGTATTTTGGTTTGAGTTACGATAGCAGCGGATTTTCACCGTAAACGACGACACCGTGGCGTTTGATGGAACATCATCAAAATTAAAGCCATTTATAAACGCGTAGTAGGTCGAGTTGCTGTTTCGACCGCCACGACCTCGTACAGAAGCATAGTTTGTCGTGTGCGAGGTGTCGTAATACATATTGCCGGGGTTGGTAACAGTCACATAGTTCGCGTTGCTAACCGCATAACTGCTCGGGACAAGTTTAATAGTCGCCATTCATTCCACCTCAACTCGTGCGCAAATAGATGTCGCCGTTTGATCCGAGGGAAGAAGATGGCGCCCCTGTGCCAGTATAGTATGTAACGAAAGTCACGCTACCTGAAACCGATGCGATTCTATCGTCGTCGTTTGCGTCGCCGACCTTGACAGTCGTTCCACTGAGTATCTTCGATGCATCAAGCCCACTGACAGTGACGGCCTTAATGGTCTGCGTACCGGTTAGATAGGTGCCAGACGCAATGGTCTGGTCGCTGGATGATGTATTGATAGTAGCAGCAGCCTTAGTAGTAACACTTGCAGTTAATGCAACAGTTGCCGTTGAGGCTGTTGCAGAACTGACATAACCGGCGCTCACCGTCGGCGTAGTGGTGACGCCCGTCTTCGTCAGAGTAATGGTGTTTGTGCCAGTCGATACTGTCGCACTCGAACCAGACAAACTAGACGGGCCGGTTGCGCTACCATTTGCGGTGGCATTTATTTTGTAATACGATGCTGTGCTGTTATATCCCGTGGGGATATTGATATACTGATCGGACGTACTGCGACTGATTGTGGCCTTGGACGTGCCAGAGGATGTCGCTGAGGCCGCCGTTGGCAACGTCATGGTGCTAACCGATTTTGTTGCATCAGCAGTATAATAACCAGCAGGTGCGGTTACAGTAGCACCACTAGCAGTTAATGTTGGATTAATCGTCGCAGTTGCGGACAGAGTTACAGTTGCATTGCCTGCCGTACCAGTGGTCACATATCCTGCTGTTGTTACGCTCGGCGTGACTGACACCGTTTTTGAAAGCGTCAGAGTGTTGGTACCCGTGGATACTGTTGCCGCAGTTCCGGTAATCGTACTCGGAGCCGTAACCGTACCCGCAGGAGTCGTTAAAGCAACGGCTTCCATTGCGTCATAGCCCGTGTCCGGGGATATTGTCGTACTACCGCTCGCGGATACGGTATACGCCTTGCTCGATTGGAGCGTTGGCGTAGTCATGTCCTCAACCGCTTGCGTCATTTCGGCGATGGTCAACGGAGTTGGCTCGCCGGTCTTTGCACTTATTGCATCGGCAAGCCCGTCAAGCAGTGTATCTGTTATTGCTACTTTGCCCATTGAGCCACCTCCTTATGATGTTACTTGGGTCGCGTTGGCTTGTATCCAAGTAATTAAATCAGCATTAGTTGCGTCAGTACCACCCGTGATAGAAATAGTACGATATGCCTCGGATGACCAAGCACCGTTCCAATACATACCAAGAGCGTCATAAGTCACAGCACACACGCTTTGGCTTTTGTATTCCACCATTAGATTGGAGTAATTTTCGCTATTACTCGTAAAATTTATCCAACAATCCAATAGATATAATTCAATCGATATGGTTGGATGCTCGTTAAAATACCAAGTCGTTCCCGTAAGGTCACTTAAAGTTCCATATCCCAACTCATCGCCGTCGGGATATGGGGTATACGACCCCTGTACCTTATTGCCATCTGCACCCGTGGCCTGTACACCAGAAAAAATCGTAGCCGATGTTGGATTGTCTTGCGTAACATCCATGAGCGTTACGCCGTTTAGTGTGATTTTGCTGAATGCCACGCTTATTCCTCCTTATTCCAGTGAGATGTCCCGATGCCTGGGTTGCTCTCAGACCTCAATCGGTACCTCATCCCAGCCCCAAACTCCGGGCTCGTACTCGTTATCGTCTTTGCCGACATTTATCCAGTGTTTGCCGTTGTGGCTAACCTTTGCGCCCAAAGCATATCCGGTTCCAGCGCCAATAGGCTGCCTCCATTCAGGCCACTCTTCGGTGGGATTGTCTATCTTGTACCACAGGCTGACAGCGATATCAGGCGTATAATCGTCTTGGGATGTATGGCTCTGCAAGCACTTGTACAGATAATCGCCATACTGTACTCTGGACTGCGGATGTACCGAATCGTTCGGCCCGTAATAGGCTCTGCCGGTTGCCCAAACGGGAAACAGTTCGGGTACTTCAAGTGCCTCGTCATCATCGAGCGTAACGATAACGGAGTCAAGCTGGCTTCTAAATCTTCTTGCTTCAGTCGGAGTCATTATTCAGCACCTCCTGTTATAATTGCGAGTATCTCCGCATCGGTCGCCGTGCCCATCATCACAGACACAGTACCATCGCGGTGGTCTGTTACATCGCCAGCAACACAGTACTCGGAGTTGTCGTACTCCACCTGTACTGTTTGCTCTTCTTCGTCTATATATTCGTCGACAATGCTCCAAGCTACACCGTCCACAAAGAGCGCCTTTGCGGTATCGGCGCTCATTGTGAGGTGTATGGTCTTAGAGGCACGGTCACCCCATTCGTAATCGTGGAGCCTGCCACTGATATCGGCGGGGTAAAGCGTGTTGTTTATTTTGACATATGTCATGGTGACCTCCTATTTATTCTTCTATATACGTGTATGTCGAACTGCTAGGATAATTCGTTGCTCCAGTGTACGCCGACAGATAACCTGCCGGAACATAGATTTTGCAGGTGGTCGGTAGGGAGGCAAATACAGTACTATCAACGGCGGCGGGCGGTGAGGTTGGCTTGAAGTGCAGCTCCTCTAAACCATATAGATAGCGAAATGATGTTTTGCCTATAGATGTAACAAGTGACGGGACTGTAACTGTTAAGAGCGACCTACAACCCTCAAATACAGCATTACCAATACTTGTAACGGAATTAGGTATGCTAATGGATTCAAGAGTATAACAATTGTAAAACAGACTGTTGCCTAAAGTTGTAGAGTTACTCGGAAGATTAAAAGATTCAAGACTAGAGCAACTGTTGAACACCCCCGTACCAATACTAGTAATAGTACCTTGGACCGTTAATGTTCTAAGAGAACTACAAGCAGAAAAGACGCTATCTCCAAGGGTGTCAACATTACTCGGAAGAGTAATAGACTGAATAGAATGGCACTGTACAAATGCGCTGTTGCCTATCTTTGTAACACCACTAGGGATGGTAACTGATTTCAGAGAATAACAGGTGCTGAAAGTTTGATTGCCTATTGTTGTAATACTACTTGGAAGAGTAACAGATTCAAGAGCGGTACAACCGCTGAATGTACCATTACCCATGCTGGTAACTGTATTAGGAACAACTATTGATTCAAGGTTAATACAACCGCTGAATACGTTATCACCGAGACTTGTTACAGTATTTGGTATGGTCACTGATTTAATCGATCTACAATAGGAAAAAGCACTGTTTGGAAGACTAGTAACGCCAGTTGGAATGTTTATAGATTTTAAATAATAACAGCTAGTAAATGCACTGGTACCAATAGTTGTAACCGTGTCTGGTATGGCAGCCGACTCTAGCTTATGACAACCACTGAATGCGGCATCAGAAATCCTAGTAACACCACTTGGAATATTCACATTTTTTATACTATAGCACAGATTAAATATATTATTATTTATTTGAGTTACACCGGTGGGTATAGCGGCACATTTAAGCCGCACAGCTTGGTAGAATACATTACTACCCATTGTAGTAACACTGTTCGGGATTGCAACTGATTCCAACGCAACGCACATATTAAACATGGAGCCATCCATCTTTGTTACCCCGCTAGGGATGCTGCATGATTTAAGGAAAGAGCAATTGGTAAACATATTTGTGGAAGCGTTTGATACTGAACCGGAAGCAAGTGTAACATATTCTAAACATGTGCAATAACTAAAAGCATTTGAACTTATCACCATGTTGCTGCCCATTCGTATTGCTTTAATACAGGACGAGTATATCGCTGAATAAGATGACGACAATGAGTTACTTGAAGCATCAGATAAAATTCCCGATGCCCTCGTATTTTGCTGCTGAATATAGAATGTTCCACTTGTTACTTCAATCTTGATGGTATAATCACCAGCGGTTGCATAAACATGCTGAGAGGCAACATAATTTCTATTAGCACCCGTACCGGTTACCGTGGTCGTTGAAGAGTTGTCGCCCCAATCAACCACAGCAACATCGCTAGACGAACAATATAAAACTAAGTATGGCGACAAATCCGTAGTCAAAGTAATATCGATTTGCGTAGTACCATCACTTGTAACATACATCTGCCCTACTGTCAGCATAGCGTTCGGATAGCTCGTCATGTAGGTCTGGATATCGGAGAGCGTCCAGTTCCACCCCTGAGCCGTCAGGCCGGTGTGCGTAGGATTGCTCGGCAGTGCCGACTTGCCGGCCACCTCAGACGTTTGCCATGTCTCCACAACGGTTCCGTCGTAGTCTATGAACTGGACACCTGACGGAGCAGAAGACCCACCGCCACCGCCACCGATAATAGCAGTACCGGTAATAGCTTCTCCGGACGAATTGTGGGCAGTATATCCCTGCCCTAACACATCTGCACGTACTGTATCGTTTGCAAGACTAACTCCGCTAATATGCCGAATCGTACCACCGGCGGCGTCTAGCTCATCCACAATAGATATAGCAGAGCCGCCACCACCACCGGTGATAGCGGCTATATCATCTGGAAAGTCTTCAAATCCATGGCCAGTAGCGGTGACTCCCTTGTCACCAAGCGCCTCAATGATATCATCGCGAGCCGAGGACAATCGTGTCAGTTTGTCAGCTATACTCATGAGCAATCGACCTCGATTATTTCATCCCAGCCCTCGTCCAGTGTGGGCTTTTTGAAACCGCCTCGGCATATGTCCACAATGAACTTGGGCTTCGACTTGCGGCTGATGCACACTTCATACGGAGTGGTTATCAGCACACACACTTTCTTATCCTGATTTTTTGCTGCCGCAAGCAGTTGTCTACGCCTTTCAGGAGAGCCATATACACCCTCAACACAAACATCGCCCCGAGCCTCAGCTACCATCTTGTGGCAGTTGGCGAAGTGCTCTTCGAGCGTCACATGTTGAACGCCATCGAAGTGAATGACGTTCTCGTAGTTTCCTGAATACGTGGTCTTTCCCGAATTCGGGAGACCGCAGATAAGTGTAAGCATGATAGACCTCCTTTAAATCACGACGTTCCTTCGAGCAGTGTAGTCAGCACTGACTCGACGTCTCCTATTGTGTCGTAGAACAGCTTTGCGCTCGGTACTTGCGTATTGGTGGACGAAGAACTAACCGATGTAGCAATATCTGTTTTCGGGATCGCAGCGCCGGCAAGATCGTAGGCCGACTTTACCGCGGACGGGGTAGCGGCCAACGATGTGCTTGTGCTACTCGTAGATGTGCTAAGCATGACATCTCCGTACTCAGTAGTGGTGGCGCGACCTCCGTTAACCATAACCCAATAAGAGCCGTCGTAAACGAACGTGATAACCTCTCCGTTACTCCACGCTCCAGAAGCAGCGGCGCTAGTACTGTTGCCACGTATTCGATAAATTGTTTTAGCCGCCGTGGTGCCAACTTTAAGCGTTGGGTTAGTGGCGGTATTGCCATACGAAAATCTCACCACCACAACCATACCCGTCGACAAACTACTTGGGAAATTTACCGGGGATACGGTCTTTGCAACCGTCGAAGCGGAAGTAGTACAATAGCCGTAATATACTGCATGCACATTGGGGTTGCCTATAACGTCTGGTTTCTGCAATATATTACTCCAATATACACTGATATTGTTTGGAAGAAAATCTTGGTTAATGACCGATTTGAGTGGATAGTAAACGATTTTTAATGGATAACTGCCGCATGGAAGATTACCATATATATCTAAAGTTAGTTCATCCGGATCATAAGTTATCTGGATACTATGGCCGTAGTTATCCCACACGGCCGCACCAAAACCAGTACCATAACTACCGGAGGTCGCCGTTCCTATAAGCACATAATCGCCATAATGTACTTCTATGCCGCCGTCGTTATTAAAAGTGTAACCACCCGTACTAACATTACTGATAGTTACCCACATACCTCCCTCATAATCTGTCTCCCATGCGCTTGCTGTCGGAGTGGTTGTTTCGATTACTGTTTGAGGAGAATAATAATAACCAATACCTCCAAGTTGTGCGGCGTTCGCTAAGATATCGCCATAATTAATAAATTCTGAGTTTATTTTTTCCGCTCGATCAAATGTTTCGCCGACAAGACTAATAGCAACTGGTATTGTGGTTTGCGGAGGAGAGTCTATATACGACTCATTGAAAAGACAATAGTGGCATCCATCCACTGCGTTAGCAGTTGAACTTTCACATGAAATACCGATTAGCACTTTCCTTATGCTTATTTCTATTGATCCGGGCGTGGTTTCGTACTCTACGCAAATAAATGGTGTCCCACCAGTAAGTGTTGCTACCTGGCCATCGTAAGCATAACCGACCGTGGCGTGACAGTCCGCTCCCCAAATTATCGCAGTTAAAGATGTGCCGTCGTCGTAAACAGCCGATGTGTATAATGCACCGTTGATAGTAATAGCGACTTGATCATTGTTGGTAAACAATGTTTTATCGAAACTGGATATATAGTAGCTTGGCACCGACATATAATTGCTAAGCGTAGCGTCATATATTGCCGTTTGTGTAGTCGCAATTGTACTACTTTCGAGTGTTAGAATACATGTGCCGTCCGGTTTCGCCTCGGCAACGGTTTGATATGTACTATTTCCATAAGACACAGAATATGTTTTACCGGATACGACAGGGGTATAGGGTCCTCCAAAATCAACGGTCCCTTCATTACTCCATCCAAAGGGCTGGAGATCCACTTCTGATAATATAACATTGCTTTCGGTGATATACCCTATACCGCTATTGTCGATCGAGTTATCGAGAATCTCCAGATTGTCGATATCGGTCGATGTAATATCATGCGCGGGTGAGGCCGTGAAAACGGGATCGGTCTCAGTCGTGAGCACGGAAATATCTCCGCTACCCAAAATCGACTCGTTATTTATTGTTTTTATGTTTGTCCCGCTCACGAGCGTGTCTTGCTTGTTGGCAAGACCGCTCCGAGCAGTTGCGTCTTTTAAATCGTATTCCGCATTATTTGGCAGGGTGATCTTTGATATATCTGCCATGAGATCACCTCCGTATTATTAAGTTCCGGTATCTGGCTCAACCGTGATAGTAGCCTGCGTACCAGAGAAGCTTGCGCTAGACGGTACAGAAATATTGCCAGTTACAAGGCGAGCGCCAGTGCCAGTAAACGAACCAGACACAGAACCACTCGGCGTGCCAGTAACGCTTACATCGTCCTCGGCGCCACTAAACGATGCGGAAGACGGCACCGAGATGTTCCCAGTTACCAGCCTGGCACCAGTGCCACTAAACGTGTAACTAGCATCACCAGTCTTAACAGACACGTCCGAAGTCGAAATGCTATCGCCGGTATTATAGCCTATCTGGTAAAGACTCAGAACTTCATTAGCCACCGCATAATATGTAAGCGAATTGCTCGGCGCGGTTGCGCCAGGGGCCGCTACGGTCACGGCGGTAGTAACGGTAGCCTTGGTGGGATTGTGTATCGTAGTCGTAGACCCAGCTCCATTGGTTGCAACCGCAATCGTACCGGCGGGCGTATAAGTCGCATCGCCAGAACCAGCCGCGGAAACCGTAGCCGTGACGTTTGAGTTTGTCAAGGACACAGAGCCGGACGGTGTAAACTTACCCGTAGAAGTCGTAGACGAACCCGTGAACGATGCGGAGATCGAACCGGCGGGAGTATAGGTTGCGTCGCCAGAACCAGCCGCGGATACCGTCGCGGTTACGTTGGAATTAGTAAGCGAAACCGAGCCCGCGGGCGTATAATCCGTGGACGCAGTATCCGCATAAGCAAGGTCGCCGAGAGTAGTAAGCGACGGGCCAAGCTCTGACCATGTGTTGCCGTTCCAGATGAACTCATCCGTACCATAGAAATACAGGTCGCCCGTATCAACGGACTGAACTACCTGCCCGCCGACAGTCGGCTTTTCAGTACCGCCATCCGTAAGCGCGGTGGACGAAACGCCCTTGAATACTATCGCGCTGCCGCCAGTGATGGCCTCTATCTGAGTCCGCGCCCATGAGTCTTTTAAGTCATATTCTGAACCGCTCGGCAGTTTGATTTTGCTGATATCAGCCATAATGTGTTATTCCTCCTTTTCAGCCCGTAGTAAAGGCCAAGAGATACTCATCAGTGTCTATTTCGGTCACGTCGCAACTGACCTTGTTATTCCATTTCAGTCGATCCTCCGCGCTCACGTGGATGGTTGCATCCGACATGTGAGCAATAAGGGTAACCCGTAGGTCATCGCCAACATACGGCAGGTCTACCAAATAGGCAAGACCGTCTCCAACCTTGAAGTTGGGGATATCAACACCGTCAATAGTTGCGTAGTCCGAATAGGCAATTATCGCGCCGCGAGGCGGGACATAATCTAAATGTGTGCGCCAATTCTCCGTAGTATCGTACAATATTTCGGGAATTGTGCTGAGAGCTTCCTGCAGACCGGTAATTGCACTAATCGGGTGCTGGTCTGCCAAGTCTCTATTTATTAATTCATTGTGGTCGCTCGTGGTAACCTCAATAACCGAGCCCATATCGAGACCAAAATCGTTGTCTGTGTTAAAGTTAACAGGTACGTCTTCGGTTGAATTAAAGGTGACGTTTAATCTCATGTGAACACCTCTTCGTTGAGGACGCGTTCGACTGAGACTTCAAAAATATCACTCGCGAGGGCATTACCATCGGGAGTGAATACTCGTACCTGTATTTCAACTGGAACGTTCTGCCGAAGGGAAAGCGTCTCCTCCTGCGTTAACCGAAACCAGACTTTATTATCTTCGATAGTCATGGCGTCTTTTGTACGCTCAAACATAATAGTGCCCTTCTGCGCATATGTGATAAGAATCTCAGTCATATTGGACACATTAGTAAGCTCAAGAATGAACGTCTGTTTGGGCGTGGTCGCTCGCCGAATGTGTTGCTGTTTCGGCTTATTGCAACACTCTGCCATATCGAATCACCTCCCCGTAAATTGCTTGCAGAAACCGCCTGACACTCCCTACAAAAACACCCCGCGTGGAACGCAGGGCTTCGGGAGTGTGAGGCGGCATATTAATATATGGAATTATTTCCAGCCAACTATAGTATTGCCGGTTTCGGCGTCTTTTGCAACATACAGAACCGCATGCCGGGTCATGTCCATAAACGCTTCGGCCTTCTGCGTGGGCGAACCGCCCTCGGAAGTCGCAACATATGCGTCGAACAGACCACCGAACTGGATAACATTTATGAGTATTTCGGGATCGGCCTCTTGCTGACCCGGCCCACCAGTGGACAGCGTTGCGCCTGCAACCATGAAAGTGGTCGCACGGGAATAGTTCGTGCCATAACCGAACACGCCGATATGAAGCGGGTGGTCTTTAATTGCATCAACAAGGGTATCGAAATCGCCCTGAACGAGGGTTGCGGTATTGTTACCGGAATCGACCGTGGGCTTGCTAAGACGAATAACCGCGTCATAGGGATATGCTAAGGTCCAATCATAGGTAACGGGAGTAATCATTGTTGTAAGCTCAGCGACACATTTTCCCTCTTCATCAAGGAAGTCGGCATCAACCGTGATCATAACAACATGATTTGGGTCGCTAGAGTAGTAATCAATTATTGCTACCGTTTCACCGTCTTCAAAATAGGCTTCGATTACTCCATCTCCGATATCTACAAAATCGGTTGAATACGTATCCCCGCTTATTCCAAGCGTAACGTGTGTCCCAGGCTGAATATACTGCGTCTCTACATCTTGAAGTACAATCCCTCCAGCCGTCTCCTCGCCCGAATAGTCAACCGTTTGTTCGGGTACAATAACCTGCTCATACGGTATGCCTTCGGCTTTCTTCCCAACCATCGTACGATAGCGACAGCGCTCGGTGGGGTATGGAAGCGTGCTAACATGGGACTCCTCAACCCACACATCGTCTTCTCCCGATGTGGCGTATCCGGCCAATGTGTGTGCCTTTCCTTTGTGAGAAAGACTGTCTAAGGCTTGGAAGACTACAATATCATCATCGGCCTCAGATAATAAATATATCTCCCCATCGTCAGCCACATACACAACCATTGCGCCATTGTATGCCGCCTGAACCAATTCTGCGACAGACTTGGTCATCTTGCCATCGTCGCCCTCTGTCACAACCATCACAGAGCCGCTAATCTTGCCGCCTCCGCTTATCTTCTGTTCCCACAAGTCTCCTTCGTAACCATCGGAGTGGCGGCAGAATATCGCGCCATTCGGCATCTCGGCGAGGTCACCGATACCGCAGTCCCACTCGGCTTCAAGAGTGACAAGGTCGGATTCGTCGTCGATGTAGAAGTGGCGGCGCTGGATATTAAATTGGTTATTTTTCTTTGCAAGTATGATTGCCATTCAAGTCACCTCGCTCATGTCGTAATCCAAGACACATCGTCATCGTTATATATGTGAATGGATGTCTGGTTATTCGCAAACGAAACCTCACCTTCGTGACAGACTCCAAGATATACGATCTCGGCCTCTGTGGTTAGATACCCGAAAACGAATGTGCCGTTAGCAAATGCAGTCCATACTTCTTCGGGTGTTTTGTCAGCAACAACAGTCTGTGCTCCAGGGTCAATGGTAAAACTAACCCTCATCACATCTGACGAACCTCCGCCCCCACCGCCGCCACTCGCGGCCCTTGCGGCCATTCCTCTCGCTATAATATCTCTTGCCATGGCGCACCTCACACTACGTTGTAGTAGACTTCGCCCGCAGTAAACGTGAACTTAATAAAGTCGAGACCCGTCAGGTCAACCATATAAAGGCCGTTTTCGCTAATAGCAGTCACAACGCTATAGTCCGCGAGTTTAATTGCCGCGATGTCCTCGTAGTTTGTATTTTGCTGAGTTCTTGCTTTTATTGTAACGGACGGCGCGTCATCACGCCCGCCCTCGGCTTGTATAGTCATGGCACTCCATGTGCCGCGAATTTTTATTTCGGCTCCATTGGTAGCCGTAAAATGACCTAACATTATCAGCCCTCCTTTATGAAATTGCCGAGAAGGCATATGGATTGCCAGCCTCGTCGACATAGTTCATCGCATATATCCAAATGCGATATGTTGACCCGCCAAGCGTTTTAGAATATGTTGAACTATAACGTTTATATAACTCACATGAGCCGGCAGAAGAAATGGAGTATCCATACAATCCATATCCCGTTGTTCCGCTTGTAGGATAGGAATATCGGTCACCGGATGATGTATAGCTATGCGCGATACGCATAGCACTTGTCAGCGTGGTTGTTGCGCCGTTAGCCGGGGCGGGGTTAAAGAAAAACGTATCTGACCCGGCGAAGTAACCATTGCGCGGACCGGCCTTGTCTCTTATCTTTACATATATAATTTGGTTGGATGTGAATGCGTCCGCTCCAAGGTTATACGATGTCGCTGAGGCTGCCGATGTACTTGTGGTGCTGGACAATGTAAAGTCCGCCATACGCAACAGCGTAAAGGTTGGTACTAAAACGCCCGATATCTTTTCGCCATCGGCCCCAGTAACTTGCGTCCACCATTCAACACTCTTCGCCACAGGGTTGTCATCCGTCACATCCATACGTGTCACACCGTTTAAAATTACTTTACATATTCCCATGTTTATTCCTCCACGTAGGTGTATACCGACGCACTGGGATAGTTGGTCGCAGATGTATACGCGGACAAACATCCAGCGGGCACGAAAATTTTGCAATCTGTTGGCAAGTCAGCCAACGCAGAACTATTTTGTATGGTCGGCGGCGTAGTGCGGGTAAAGTGAATTTCTCCTAACCCGTAGCACCCACTAAAAACACTTGCACCCAACGAACTAGCTGTATCCGCAATAGTAAAACGCACCAAGCTTGTACAATCCGTAAACGTCCCAGATGCAAACATAGTCGCGGTAGGTATTTCGATACCGGTCAACGAATGGCATCCTTCAAAGACCGTTGCCGCAACTATACCAATACTTTTTGGCACGGACATCCTGTTCAACGAAGTGCACCCAGCAAACATATCTGAAGTTAGCCATGATAACCCACTGGGCAATACAATCCCGTGTAGCCCACAACAATCATTAAATATACCAGCCGCAGTAACAAAGGACATGCTGGTCGGCAGCGTAATTGATGTTAGATTGTGACAGTGCCGCAGCGCATACATGCTTAGTGTCATACCGCTACCCATCTCGATCTTTTGAATAGCACCCATATAAACCAAACTAGCATTACCAGCCCGCGTAGCCCCCGTATCACCCATACATAAAAGATACTGTTCATTCTCGGCGTCTTCACTAAGTCTTACCGTGCCAGTTACTTTAAGACTAATTATATAGTTACCAGCAGAGGGGTAGGTATGTGGATTAGTTTGCACTAATGTTGTATAGTCTGATCCGGTAAGTGTTGTCGCGGCGCTGCCATCGCCCCAATTCACCGTTACCGAACCGTCGACACCCACACAGAGACATGGCGAAAGACGCCCACTATCCAGGTGTATGTATATTCGAGTATCACCATCATCGGTGATATATGACTGGCCTATCCATAATCGTTTATATTTTGCCACGCTAGCCTTAGCGTCTTCTAACGTCCAGTTCCATCCCTCCGAAATAAGACCGGCGTGTACCGGGTTCGTTGGGTGAGATGATAGCGCCGCAAATTCATTTGCCGTATATGAATATACAATCCGGCCATCATAATCAATATAGTTGACATCTTTCTGCGGGGCATCCGCAATATTTACAGATATCGGGTTATATGCATATCCGTTATTCCCCGTATATATGCCATCCGCAGTAATATTTAACGGGCTAACTATAGTTACATCGTCAGAGTATGTGATTTCCTCGATAGTGCCGCCCTGTACATCGTTATAAAGCAGATTAGCATCGCACCATGCTTTAGTTGGCTCGTTGCCAGCACCATAATACTCCGTCAAGTCAACAACAAAGATATCTCTAATTGAGATAGTATCGTCGGCGGTGCACGTGTCAAGACCAAACGCAATAGCCTCCGACATGTACGTATTAGAGGTCGAATATGTGAGCGTGCCACTCATCACGTGCCAGTTATTATCATTTAGCGCCGTACCGGTTTTACCATCTACGGCAAATAAATCTACATAGCTTGCGGACGTGCTGCCATCCATGAAGTACCTCAGATATACCGATGGGAAGGATGTATTGCTAGATCTGCCAAAAACTGAGGCTTGGCAATAAAGCGTGTGTCCGTTGCCAGTCGTAGCACTACTGGAGCCAAACACTTGCATCAGCGGATAGGTGCCAGACGTTTCGGTGTTCATGCCCTTCATGCCCAAACCCTCGGCATACGGTGTAATAATATACTTTACGACACTCAGCGGTTCCCAATAGTAATAGTTGCCGGCACGCAGACTGCCATTTTTTATCAGGCTTTGCATCCTATCGGTGTGAGTAACTGTGACGGTTCCGCCGCCACTACCACCCATTTGTCCGTCAATAATACACTGCATCTCCGTCACCTCCTTTTTTCCTACTCATGCGTACACCGCCACTTTTACAGGCACGTCCACTGTCGGAGCGGCCTTAATACATTTTGCAGTAAGCGTGTTTGTGCCTGTGTCAAAAATGTTGATTTTGGAAAACCCCTGCAACGTGGCATAGTCGTCGTCTTTATTGGTACCAGTTAAAACGCACGCAACGTGCGGCGACGCTGAATATGAGGCCAACAGTCCAGTCACGCTGATTGTCTGCGAATAGTAGCCGTTGCTGTCTGTAACCCAGTCATCCTTATCAAAGATAACGTTAGTCGAATATTCTACGACTTGTACAGCGCCAATATCTGTCCGTACCTGCGACGGCGTTTTCTCGGAAAGAGCGCTCGTTCCGTTGCCAACGAGATAATTACCCGACGTTACAGAAGACTTGCCGGTACCGCCGCGGCTCACACTCAGTGTGCCAGACGTAATGTTTGATGCGGCATGGTTGTGCGAGGATGCGGCTTTCCCAGACAGGGCAGTATAAACCCCGCCGCTAGTAACCAAATTGGATGAATTGTTGGTTGGCGAAGAGTCGACCGTAGCCTCTGTAATGGTTCCACTGCCATTGCCTTTCAATATACCGTTAGCGGTAATCGTTGCCTGTTTTCCGGATGTTGCGGTGTTGATAGTATTCAGCGCCGCATCTATTTTGGTCATGTTTGAATCTGAGGTGGCGTTCATGGCCTCACGCCACGTCTTAAATGTTGTACTCGGATCATCCGTTACAAACAAGTTGTAATTTGTTGTGTAAGCCATATACCCCTCCTTACACTGGCTTTCTGCCAGAAAGTGTGCCGATGGTCGAGTTGTCCATATCGCTCAGGAGATACTGCAGGTCGTCGGCATAATCGCCGATAGTCCACTCATCCATACCGCCAAGCGCCAACGCACTTGCAACAACCTTAACGATTGCCGCCGTGCTCGGAGTAAGAGTGCGGGAGCGATACAATCCAGTCGTCGAGGGTTTAACAGCGACCTTGGCACCCAAATCACCAAGATTGATATATACCGCACCGGACGAGCGCCTGAGTACAATGGTTCCCGTAATGCCCTTGGGCATAGTCGCACTATATACATGCGCAACGGGAGATGACGGTATCGTGACATTGTATTCCTTTACTGTATAACCCTCAGGAATAACCACATCGTACTCTTGTACCTCGCCGGACATCGGCACGGTAGTATCGAACTCGTGTTGATTTTTCAGCGGTATTGTTACGACATCCATAACATCACCCGCTTAAGTATCTGTAATATTTATTTGCAGAGCGCCTTGCGCCACACGCGGTATGTCGCCAACTACAATGGATTTGCTCGATGCCAACGGGCCGGATATGAGCAAATGCCCGCCAGAAGACGCGTCGTATACCACATAATGGTACACGGTGCCCCAGCTTCCGGTCGCCTCGCCAAACGTTATAGTCGCGCCAGTCGCGCTATTCGAGACGACGCCAGTCGAGCTGTTAAATGACAGCTTGCCAGACAGGCTGACACGAGAGTATCCGTTGCCGCTTGGCTCGGACACATTGCCGCCCGCGGCGGTCGGCGCAGAGCTTGTCTTTGATAACCCGAGATACAGCGTAGAGGGGAGGGTAGATGAACCGCTGACACCAAGTAATTTCTCGGCAACAAGCTGTTTAAAATACGTAGTAATCATAGCCCCTCCTTACGCGCCCGAATGATCGCTTATAAACGCAGGATTGACATTACCAGCAATATGCATAAGTCCCTGATTGGGTATCTGGAACTCGCTGCCATCGGCATCATAAATCGATATTTGATATATATATTTGCCCGACAATCCAACCGTATCGGTGGCTGGTATCGTCACGGTTATCATGGAACTGCTTTTGGTCGGGGTAAGCGTCACTATTGCCGTTGAGTTTCGGATGGAATAGTCGGAGATAGAGAAGTCGACCGTACAGTTAGATAGATCGAACGCCTCTCCAGTATCGTCCTTAAGATTAAACTTCAATATTTGTGTCGCTCCTCCGACAAACGATATCTCGGGCAATGTGTAAAAATTTGTGTACATTGCATCACCCTCCAATATTTATCGGAAATTCGCATATGATTTTCAAGAGACTGCTCGACCCGCCAGTAACCTTAAGGTCGTTACGTCCTGGTAATAGGCGGAAGAATCTCATACCATCTAAAGAGTCATACAGATTAACTCCTTCATCAGATGTAATAACCTGATTCTCGTTATCGATCACAACATTCTGAGATATAGTTAAGCCGTTAAGAATGAATGTGCGACTGGCGCTATTGGTCTCAGAGAGATTACGCACCTTCACATTGTTCTTAAATGTGTCCATATCACTTTGATTTGGCGTATATGCAAGCTCGAATCGCGGATAGTAAATCACGGGAGACTTGCTCCATATCGTTAACGTCGGTGCGTTTGGAAACGAAGCAGCGGTCGGCGTAATCTCATACTCTTCTGGACGCAAATACGCAAACGGCGAATCACAGGTAACTGTGCACCTAAACGCCCACGGTATCTGCCCCCATGTCACATACGAAAGTTCCGTTATAATACAGCGATACCGCATGGCCTCCATGTCGGGCTGGGCGATTTCGAGATATCTGTATCCGTCCTGTCCCGTCAGCCACGCGGCAACCACTGCCATGTCATAGCGATCCAACGACCTCCCCTTATCGATGTCGTTGGGATGCACCCCGAAAGTCATCGTAAAGGTGAGGGGAGTGTTCTGCTTGACTCCGTAAAACAGCGGTTTATATCGGCGCGCCGTCCTATCCTCGACTATCTCAAGGCCGGACGAAAATGTGCCGTCCTCGACGATGCCGCCGATATCGTAAAGCATCAGCCCGTACTGCGAACTCGGAATTCCGTTAAAGCTAAACTCGCAGCCATAGAAGGCCATGGTATCACCTCGCTTTTAATCTGGTTCTTTAAATTCAATGATGCCCTCAAGCGCCTCAAGGTCTGCACCGCTAATCGTTTGAGGGCAATCGTCTATTTTGTATGGCTCAATGTCTACCTCGACAGAATTGAGCTCGTTATGCTTTGAGACAAATTCGGAAATGTTAGCATCCGCAACACGGAATTCGCCTTTGTCGCTGATTACTACATCGCCATTTTCGTCTCGTTCGGCATAGGTCTCGATCAGCTCGCGCTCTTTATCGCGATAAAAATCTACGTTCGACTCGAGCTCCTTTTTGATCTTGGTAAGACTGTAAGCCATTTTATAAGAATTGGATTGCTGCATGAGGCGCTCAAGGGCGTTCCATGCGTTCATGATTTTTATAAGTGTCATATTGCGTCCTTTCGTTCATTGCGCAAGTTGCGCCTCGAGGGCAACTATGCGCTGTTCAAGCTTCTTAATTTTCAACGCGTTAAGAGCAATGAACTCCTCATAACGCAGGGCGTAATTGTACCCCTCTATCTGATGACCCTCTTCATCATATCTTGGTGACTTGATAAACCCCGCGAAGTCAAGCGTGGACATTCCCAATCTATCAAGCGACTCCTCAATGTCCTGCGATATAAAGCCTGTGTGGTATCTGTTGGACGTGCCGTTATTGAACTTGTACTTTACTGGTTTCAGTTCATCAAACAGATACTCGTAGTCATCAATGTCGTAGGATATATCGTGCTTTGCCTGTCTGTCTGAAGTATTGATAGTACCCGACATTGAGTAAATAACGCCCCACCGCAAATCAGACGTGCCGAGCGATATATCGCTGTCAATACTTGGACGGAACGCGATGGAACTTGTAAGCAGACGTAAAAGAACCGTGTGCGTCGCGTTGCCTACGACTCTAAACCCCGCACCTTGACTATCCGCGAACACTTCGCCCGCGCTTGTTTTTAACGCCGCACCGCCCGACGTGGCGGCAACAACGCCCGCAGATGAGTACATACCAACGCCCGTCGTCTGAAAGGTCTGCGCACTACCAGTAAAACCGCCCAAGTAACCATAACTACCAACATCCAAAAACCCCTCTAGTGTAATACGGTTGGTGTCGCTATTTGACGATAAAGTACCGGCCTTGATAGTGCCGCCGCTTATCTTGGGCGAAGTAATCTCTACCCCAGCAGAAAGAGATCCTTTAAATGTCCCAGTGACACCGCTTAATGCTCCATAGAATGTGGCGCCAGAAGAGTTTACTACAAGCATACTATTACCCGCCCCATCCTTAAGCGTTAAGTACCCTGCGTTAGTGACAACAAACCTTTCCTGTCTAGCAACAGACCCAGTGGAATATGAAGTTCCGATACTGAGGCGCCCGGTACTCTCAACTTTAAAATGATAGTATGTATCCCCGCCATACGTATACGGGCCCACGTCCAACGTGCCGCTATATGAACCATTAAATGTCAGGTTACCGCTACTGTCGGCGGAGAGCTGAACATTGCCATTATCGTTGAGAATAGTTAGATATCCATCTTCATCAACATTAAAATGGTAGTTACTGCTCGAACCAATTTTACCGACCTGTAACTTCCCATTAAACGCGCCAGTCGCGGCCTCAAGTTTCCCTTTAAAATGAGCATTGCCATCATTATCAATCCACAGAGTAGTTTTGGTGGTATCCCATGCGCCATTAGATATTATGCTTTGCGATGCGGTAGCCTTGCCGATACCAAATCCCAATTCTGGATCGATAACGATTTCGGACGTACCGTTCTTAACCTTAAAGTTTGCGTTGTACAAACTTGCGCCGTTTCCATCCACGCGGAATACCGACGTTCCGCCATCCTTCTTCTCGCTCTCAATCACAAGATTGTTGCCCGCAATCATCGTGCCGACAATATACGGCGCACAAATACCATAGGCGGTAGCACCGAGTGATTTTTCGTACAGATTCTGGCTCCACGGAATAGAACCGCTCGGATTCCATACGGAGAATGTGCCGGTCTCCTCGTCGCGCACATAGTACGTCTTGCTTGTATCGCGAGACATATCGGTAGTAATGGTATATCCATACGACCGTTCGTAGAGTGAAGTGCTCCACGGAGTCGTGCCATCCCACACGGTGCCCTGGTCGTCGGTGTAATACGTTTTGCCCTGTACCTGCGACAAGTCCTCAGTCGGTATATACGAAAGCAAGTTCTCATCGAATATCTCACCAAGCGCCATTTCGGATGTGTTCCATCCGTCCTTCGTGAACGCCATGACATTGTCGACAATCCATATCTGGTGCGGGTCGTACGCCTCATGCGAACTATCCGTCCATTTGCGGATACGCAAACCGGAATCATCCATTGTGATTGCCTGCATACCCGTAGACATCACCGAGTTCGTAGCAATATCCAGAGCCGAGGTCATAAAATCGTGTACCTTGGTCGATGCTCCGCTTGCTACAAACAGTTCGTACGAATTACCCTTGGTGCTGAGAGTCTTGCCCATCGACACGCTCTGCGACAGCAAGTCGGCCAGATCGAACGAATTATCGAACGATGTATAGGAATCGCTGAACTTAATAGTGAACGATCCGAAGTCCTCATAATCCATCGTTACGCTCAAAACATACGGCTGTAACGGCGTGGTGTTCTCCTCGAGCTGCAAATACACTTTGCGCCCGAGTTCCAACTGATTCTTAAACGATACAAAATCGTCGATAATCAGGAAGTTGCCGCTGTTCACCGTAAAGTTATATGTCGGGTTACATTTCCTCTGCAGAACGAGCGAGCCATATTCATACAGTTCATACTCGATTTGGTGCAGCTCATACTCAGTTGTGTTCTCGGTAAAATAGAAATCGCCCGAAGTGACAGTAAACGACAGGGCAGTATCGCTCGCGGTAATCGCACCCGCCGTACCCGCAACGGTTATCGTAGCAGATTCAAATACCGCCGCATCAAGACCAAGTCCAATCGTACCGCTACGTAAATAGGCAGTCAGCACGGTGTCGCCATTAGCATCGTCGTCTATTGTCGCCGAAACAACATACCCGCGAAAATCGCTAAACACCAACTGACCGCCTTTGCAGGTATACACGGTGTGGTCGCCACGTGTTGCGGGGTCGGCAATCGCGCTTCCGGTAATAGACAGCGCTTGATTGGTAACCGCAGAATGAGCATCTTCATTGACATACGTCTTGGCGGTCTCAGCGACAAACGTACCGTCCTGTATAGAATCCTCGAGGAAGTAACGCCGAATCGCCGTCATTTCCGCCGCCGTGAACCGTGTATCCAATGCCAAGTCTTCGTTGATATCAATGAGGTCGGCATGTAAAGCGTCTGCCGAAGCCTGCATCGCATCGACCTCGGCCTGTTTTGCAGCAATCTCGGCCTTCTTTGCCGTAATGCGAGTGTTTACGTTAGTTAGGTCGGACTGCTTCTTGAGCTTCTGCTGAATGCCCTGTATGATAACGGCCTGCTCGTTTTCCAGAACGAGAAGATCGATGTTCAACTCATCGAGTTCGGCCTGTTTCATCATGACCTGCAGAAGCTTCATATTATATTGAATGGTAATGTCGTAGTAGTCAGACTGCGCAGCCGCAACATCCGCCTTCCACTCGTTCCATTTTGTTATTATTCCGTCGGCCTCATTACCGCCGGGAAAGTTGGTTTCATTCATGAAGTAGTCGAGATTGTAGATGGTGTTCGTTCCGGTCGGGTTGACCGAGCGAATCGTAACTCCATCCGCGCCGCTAACATCTAAAGCGGTCACAATCTTGTCGCTGTCTTCATTGATGTCTATCTCTTTTATAAGCCTTTCGGGGGAGAGGAAGACGCGGCGCTTATCAGTCGCAGACCGATCTTCGGTAACGTCGATAATGTCAATCGTGCGATTAACGGTATCGAACTCAAAGATACAGCCGTATTTCTCCTGCACCTGATTCTTAATAAAATCATATGCCTTGCACTTCTGTTCATCAAAAGTACGATAGCGACCGGGGAGAGTCGGACTGATGCTGTTAATAGACCAATCGGGCATGACCTCGAATATTCTGTCGAGAATCGTGTTCTCCTGCGAAAGGGGATTGTAGAAATTGTATGTGCCTTCCTCAAGGAAGAAATCTTTCTTCGCAAACTCGTACTCCAGAGAATACGCCTTGCATGACTTCACCTTACGCACACCGTCGTCTTTTTCCTGCGGGTCGATAAGTATAAAGCGGGCGCACGGAGCACCATCGTTTCCAAGCAGATCGACTTGGCGCATA